TTTTTAGTTACTTCGTTTAATAATTCAAATGTTGTCCCAGCTTCATCATCGCTATCAAATGCACCTAATCTATCAATTCGTTTTAGATTTTCATGTGCTTCTTCTATTCTACTATACATATATGTATTTTGATCAACTAGTTCATTATAATATTCTTCTAAATCTGCTAATAAACCAGCTAATATATAAGCTCTATATGCAAAATAAAATGAAACTGACGTTAATATAATTAATATTATTATTGTTAATCCTACCATAATTTAATTTTCTTCTTTATTAAAGTCCTTAAAGATATCAGAAATCGAAGTAGCAATCTCTGGATTAGTCTCTGCCAAATTCTTTAGCCCATTACTTTTAGTAACTTTGCTTTTAGGTGAAACTGGTACCGGTGTATTGTTTTGGTAGTTTCTCCATCGCTCGTATTCAATTTGTGCAGCCATATGATCTCCATGGTGTAATACATATGGTAAATTTGTTTTTAATTTAGCTTTAGCAGATCGAGCAACAAAATATGGTTTATTACCATCATCATACATACCATCGTGAATTTTAATTGCCTGAAATTCATTCCATGTCATTTTTACACCATAGTTATGTAATAACCATAACGATAGATCCGGAACCATTGCAAATGGAATATTTTCATTTTGTTTATATAAACGACCCATGTTCTTACGATGCCAATCCGAAGTTTCTACTTGATAAACTTCATTACCATCACCTGGAAAACCTACTTTGCCTAGATCATGATGCATTGCAGCAAACATTAATTCGGTATGAGTATAACCAGACATATCAGCACCAGCCTCTTTCCAAGATTCATATACTCGGTTGGTACATTGCATTACTCGTAAAACGTGATCGATATAGCCGCCTGCAAATGCGTTGTGGAAATGAGCCATACTAGAAGCCGGCATTAATGCAATTCGACTTTCTAACTCATCATACATTACATTTAATTGCTCTGCTCGATCTGGAAATAATTTATTGACTAATCTTCTGAACTGTTCCCAGTTCTCTTTAATTTCATTTGCTTCTAACATATATTTTTATTTATAAAATAGATAATTATTTGGAAATTTCCAATTTTTCTCCATCTGCTAATCTAGATGAACATCTCCAACATGTAATAGAAACGGTTGTCTCATATGATTTTTCAACCGGAGTTTTACAGTACTTACACGGCAATGTTTTATTTTTTGATTTTTTCATTATTCTGATCTTAAAATTTTACGTTTTTCATTATTATCAGTATTATGTTCTGATACATTATCTTCGGTTTGATGTTCTTCCGTATAAGTCTCATCATCCTTTATAACCGGTTCTTCTTTATCAATTGTATTGTTATTTTCTAGAGCTTTATTAGCCCCAATCAATAACATTACAGCCAATGGATCGAATACGAATATTAATAATAATATAAACCAATTGATTACAGTATCAGTATCCCGACCCGTTATTTTAGCAACATACTTTAGTGGTCCTATTTCTGCTGATAACTCAGAATTGGTTTGTAACTCCAATATCAACATATCAATATTGGCTATCGAATCATTTAATTTAGATTCTACCTTTGATAGAGTGTCTCGGCGAGCCTTCGATTCTGCCAACTGCTCTTTTAATACCTCTCTGGTAGATCTACTGGTAGTTGTAATAACTTGCCCAGCATCATTTGTATACTGTATAACATTATTTGATATTCCATTGGTTAATTCAGAAATATTAGCATTCAATGTTTTTTGCTCTGCTTGAATCGTATTTATTTGTGTATATACACGATCGCGTTTCATATCTAATATAGCAACCTCTTGTTCGGTTGTTTCTAACTGATATGCTGTTTCTTGATAAGCTGCAACCAAGAAGCCGTATATTCCTAACGACGTAATTAACATTAACGTAACCAATGCAGTTGTTAAGTATACTTTTATTAATGTAGATATCTTTTTCCAATATCTATGCAAGTAAGATGCTGTGATTAATTTTGACCCTTCTAAAATCGAAGCCATAATAATCACAGCAGTTGATTGTGCAGAAAAAAGTTTACTCAAACCAAATATACTATAATATCCTGCAGTTGCTGCTAATGATATTGAACTTAATAATACTATATATGGGAATACCCTTTTCATGAAATTCTTACTTTGAAGAAAACTGTATTAACAATTCTCTAAACGCAATACCAAACGCAATACCAGCATAAAGCGGGGCTGATTTAAATAATAGGGCAACCCCTACTAATCCGATTAACCCAGATCTAAACCATGGTGCGTTAATAATTGTTTTTAACATAATGAACCCTTTTGATTTATTTTTTAATTATTCTCTATCAACGTAATACTCAGCTGCTTTTACTTTATTAAATGCTGCCTTCAAGTTGTTGAGTGTTGATTGTTTGTCAATTTTATCAGCTTGTATCATGCGACCGACATTTTTTATAATATCCATTGCTTCTTCTAGATTGTCTTTTACTGCTGTTTTGTAACGATAATATGCCATTTAAAACCTTTTTAGTTATTTACTATTTAATATAAATATCAATCCCGTAAAATCACTGGGTCTTTTGTAGACCACTGATCATGTCCAATATTTAATATAGCCAATTCTTTAGCTTTAGCTTCAACAACTACATCTAATGAATCTAAACCATATGTATCCGGTAACTTTGTGATATAATCTGCATGCGCCTGCTCTTTAATTTTACTAAATTCTTTGTATTGTTTAGCAAATGTTGGCCATTTCGGTAAATCTTCTAATGCAATATTATTTTGTTCACAAATACCTTCAATAAGTCGTTGATATTCTCGACGTCGAGATTCTGAGTAATGCGTGCATTGAGTCACTCCATGTTTCTCCCACGTGCTACGAGCCATTAACAAAGCTTCTTCTTCGGATAAATCGCCGGTATTGAAAGTATGATGCCAATAATCAAATGTAATAGGAATACCAATCTCAGAATGCACCATTTCAAATAAATCTCGTACAGAATACATAGATGCCTTATCGTCATTCTCAATAACTAATCGCTGCTTAACAGAATCTGATAAACGATGGTAATTAGAAATCCAACGAGCGATAGTAGACGGCTTATCATTGTATGCAGCACCAATATGAATATTGATCTTGTTTTCGAAGCTAGGAGCATAGCCTAGCATATCAAACATTTCTGAATGCCGTTCTAGCCCTATAATACTATTTTCAACTACTTCATCTCGGGGGCTACCCAGAATATGAAATGGACCAGGATGCGTAGTCAATCTAATATTATTAGCTCGAGCATAATCACCAGCTTCTTGCAATACTTGACAAATTTCATCATAATCAGGTAAATCTTTGATCTCATAATGATTCCAGCGAGGAAACATTTCACTGCCAATACGAAACAGGTGAATACCATTTTCTACGTTCCATTTTAGGATAGGTAATAAGTCTTTCGCATTCTGCAAAGATATCTGCGAAGCTAACGGCAAACCGCCAGCTTTGAATTTTCGTTCAATCATTGTGCGACCGGTCCGGATACCTTGAACGCCTAATGTCATGTTGTTGCATGCATAACCAAATCTAATCATAACTTTTTTTTCTTAAATATATGAAATATTATCCACGAATCCAAATATCCAGTTTTTTATAGATTGGAATATTTATATATAAAATAAAAAGAATAATATAATTATGAAAAATATTTTAGCAGAAAACATGCTTAGATTCCGATCGAAAAATATTGCAGCTCAAGAAGCTGCGGCGATCCGTAAACTGATTGAACAACAGACTACGACAGTAAAATATAAAAATCCAACGGATATCGACGGCTTTTTTACTGATACGGCTAATGGGGCGATGTGGCTAAACACTACCGACGTCAAAACAGTGATATTTGCAACTACACTTAAACCAGGTGATTCAGAATTTGGTGCTGAATCTGGAAAAACATATTGTATTAAACTTAGTCCTAAATATTTTGTCGCGGTTGGTCAAATAGGAACAGTAGATGATGCAGTCAATCCGGTTGTGAATAATAGCAAAGCAGGAGCTATTTACTTTTCCGCTGTTCCAGCTGGCACAACAGCTGCTGGAACTGGAATTTCGAGTAACCCAAAGTCGGGTCAAATTGGATATGGGGCGGTGTTTATTCCATATGGAAACAATTTAGCTAAATTTGCTAATGACATAGTAAGAGCAACAAAACCTACCCCGGGGAACAAGAAAGGCGCGTTTTCTGGATATGGGGGCATGGAAAAACAGATTGCAGCCGTACTTAAGGCATCAGCAGGTTTAGGTATTACTGGCGCTGAGCAATTAGGTGATAAAAAATTCTATGATACATGGAAAACTGCCACTGAAGATTTACTCGCTACAGCGTAACAATATAAATGTAGTAATGGGTATGTCGTAACATACCCATTTTTACTGTTCTATTA